TAAGTGCACCAACCGACAGTTCGCCAGCAGTACCACTTGATTTTGCGAATGTTAAATAACTGTTTGATACTAGGAAAGAGTTTCCAACAGTAGGAACAGCATATACCACTAATGTTGCAGTGGTGCTTACATCCATTGAAAAATCTCCACCTGATACAGCTAAGTCATAAACATTATCATACCAGTTTGAATTGTCAATTATTTCAACAATTTTAGCGTAGTAAGGTTGGTTGTCGCACGCATCTGTACCAACAGCACCAGTATAAGCTAATGCTGTACCAGTAAGAGGAGTATTTGACACTCCATCGGCGGTCATTGATAGTGTAAATGCGCCTGACAAAACAACTGTAGGGGCAATAATTTGAACTATACCAATTTTGTTTGTAGTCACGTCGGCAGAGTTCAATTGTGTTTCTAGCACTAATTTTACAACCTCGGGTATCATGTTAGCTTTAACTGTGAATGATTGTCCTGAGCTAATGTTTGCCGTATAGTATCTTACACAGAATTCCCCACTTTGCTCGTCCCCGTCTAGAGTAAGAAAACTGCTTCCTGTAAAAGTAACTCTTTGTGTTACTCCTAGAGGGGATGTTGCCCAACCATAAATAGTTGAGCCAGTAAAAGCGAGAGGTGTTTCCGTAACAGTAGCAGACCCAGCTGTAACAGTAACGGTTTCTTCTTTATAAAAATTACCAAGCTCTAAAGTCGAGCCGACTGTTGACGCCAACATACCTAGATTCCATTGGGTATCTGTAAGCGTAAATGCCATTTCTCCTGTGTGATAATAAATATACTGCAATTGATTGCCACGTCCACCTCTAACTGGGGCAGAACCAAGTGACACTTCAATTGAACTGTCTAACAATGTTTTTCCTGTAAAAACTATATTGTCAGATTCGTCGTATGCATAAACATCTGCGACGCTAGTCAAAAATTTTCTTGTTGCCATATTTTGTACCTCCTATTCTTATTATTGTGAAAACACTAACCTTTAGCGCTTTCTAGTGATACTTTATTCTTTATTGCATCTAAGTCCATAGAAACATCGTTATATTTGTCTTCGCTGTCTAAATTAACCAGCCAGTGTTTTATAAAAGATTTGTCCTTAAATTCTACCATTCCCGACATGCTTGCGGATAGATAAATTTTATAGTGTATTAGATTATCAATTCTTCTTATGCTTTTTACAAATTTTCTTATACTCATAGAATATATATAATCTAACTTCCAGCCTGTTATAATAGACAGAGAAATAATATAATCTTCGAAGGTTCCTGAATGTGTACCAGACAACTTATTTTTATATTCCATAGCTTTTTCTAATGACTCTCTAACTTCTTTAGAGATAGTTTTATCTGGCAACTCCACAAGGTTTTGTTGGGATATTATATTTTTTATTTCTTCAAAGTCTTTTGCTGTATATACTTCTTTTCCTATAGTGAATCTTGCTTTATGATTTTTATCGTATCCATATCTTTTTAGACTTTCTTCTATATTTTCAAATGTGTCGTCATCTTTTATACATAGGGCAAGCAATCTGTCAAACCAATATAAATATGGTTGCGAGTTTACATCTTGTTCTGTAGCATAGAAAATATAGTCTAATTCGCTCATTGTTATTACTGCTGGATTTGGAATTTCATCTTTTTTCAATTGTAAACATTGGGAATAGGAATTGAAATATATATAATCTTTAACTGTTACAGGATATATGTTAATGTTTCTATAGGGGACTGGCGAATCGTAAGTGATATAATATGTTATATCCATCTTTTCCTTATGCCGAATATGTACTAAATATTATTTGTTTTCCCCCAAATGGTATTTGCCCAGCTTGAAACAAACGAGCACTTTGGTCAGCCATTTTATCAAAAGTTAGCAAACCTAACCCACCAACATTTACTCCGTTAAAAGTAGCCAGCAATTCTTCTGTAATTGTATCAACTCTTGTCTTATAATTTGAAAGATGGTTTATTTTATAATGAGCGAATACTTCCATGCTCACCTCAATATAACCAATAGTTCTATTTAAACCGACAGCATAATGTGGCATTATTCTAACTAGAGCTACCTCATCAACCAAAACATCTGGCTGCTTTCCGTCCATAAACACATTAAACTGTGAAGTATCTTGTTGCCCTGAATATATCAAAGCAGCTTTTTCTTCTTGTGTCAGGTCTGATTCATCCCATGCGTCTGCACCTGTATATTTCAACAACTTCCAAATCAGTTCGTTTTCGTCCATCATGAGTTTTATGCAGTTATATGATAATTTGGAGAACTGTCTGAAGTTGCTATAGGCATCACTGCCAACATCTGGAGTAATTACAGTCATTTTTCACCTTGTTCCTTTAGTCATTACCATGCTCCACGTAAATAAATATCAAATGTTTTTGTGCTTGAACCAGATACACATTGGACTGTTAGATATGATGAAACATCTCTTAAGCTATTAGAAATACTAAAACCGTTTGCTCCTGTTTGAGAAAAAGTATAGCTTGTTGAAGGAACACTGTTGCCATCACACGTTATTGTAAATGCATCTGCTTGCACAATATCATCTTCATATAAATATACTGAATAACTTCTACTACTACCTTCAAGAATATAATTTGTAGTAGGCGAAATTGTTACTTCGCTGTTTACTGTAGGACTACTGCTAACGGCTATGAGGCAAGAAGCACTTGTAGAGTTATCTTCAATGTTTGCTGTTATTGTACAACTTCCAGTTGTAACAAGTGTTACAGCACCATTTGTGCTAACCGTAGCAATCTTTGAATTAGAAGTACTCCACTCTATATTTCTAGAAACACTCATTGTGTTATATGTAACAGTTGCTGACAACTGTACAACATCAAGAGGAGAGCCAGAGGCGCTGCTTCTGTTTAAAGCGATAGTGTAAACGTTAGTATAAACATCAGCAATTCCATTTACAACATCATCTAATTCATCGTTAACAAAGTTAGCAACTAAATCTAAGCTTAATATCTTTGCACTAGAATTGTCATATGTTGTTAAATTCTTAAAATCATTTACCCCCGTCCCTATTATTTTGTAACAAGTCCAGTGTTCTGTGTTTCCAAACAAAAACCTTTGGTTGTGTTTTATTAAATTTGTTCTTTCATTAAATTGTGTTTCAATATGTAAAAACCCACCGGGAGTCATAAAAGGAGAACCTTGTGTAGCATAATCTCTAGGTTCTTTAACTAAATATTCAATGCAGCATGGTTCTTCATAATAAGCACCAGTGGCTTCATCGACCCAGCGTAGAGTATTATTACATCTTCTGATGGTACAGGTTGCGGATAGATTCTTAACAAGCTCGGTGTTGATAGTTAACCAAGTATTGTCGTCAAAAATATAATATTTGCCAAGCTCAACATCATGTTCTATGCTTTGAAACAAAACGGTTTTCCAGTCGTCTCCTAGTTTTAATCCAGTTTCAGCGTTGATAACGTGGTTTATGCGAACATCTACGTCAGCATATTCTGTACTACCAACTTCCGTCTCCTCTTCAATAGTCCACCAAGTAGATGAGTTAAAAAATTGTTCATTTAGAGTTTTTTGAAAAAGTTCTATGTATTGGTCTTTCGGTGTGTTTCCTTTTTGTGCCGTAGCAACTAGGGAGGCAGGTATATATTTATAGGTACTCATTTTTTGCCTCCTTAGTTATCCTTGTTAGTCTCCGCCAAATTCCTGCATGTTCCACTCGTCCCAATCAACTCTTCTATAACTATAATCATTTAGCATTTGAGAACATTGTTCTTTTGCAACATTTAATGCTGCAAGTTTTTCTCTTAGGTTTTGCGCTTCTGAAGCGACTTTAAAGTCTCTATCTGTAATGTGTAATTGTATTTGAGTTACATCATTAACTAACTTCTGAAGCCAATATCTCATCATTAGGGTTGCTAGGATTACTTTATTTGGCTGTGTTAAAGTTTCTGTAAATATTTTAGTATCTTCATCAAAGACTAAGCTTTGGTCACAAACATAAAAATCGTTTATCCCAAAAATTAGCCATGCTTGTAAATAATTTTCAAATTCATCTTCTGAGGTAT